CCAGCCGGCGCCGGATGCCGGACGCCACGATCGCTGTTGTGATGTCGGCGCCGGACAGATCCCAGGACTGCGGCCACTCCGCTACCTCGCCTGCGAACAGCGGCAGCCGGACAGTGAGGTTGTCGTAACTGAACACAAGCGGCGCGGTGTTCGTGTTGCCCGCGGCCACGGACGATTGGATGCCGACCCATCCGGCCGTGCGGAAGTTCAGCGTCTGGCCGCTCGCCTGCCACGCGTACGGCTCGGCGCTGGCGGCCGGCCAGACCTTCATGCGCACGGTTTCGTCTTCGACCTGCGCACGCATGGCCAGCGTCTGCCCGGTGAAGACAGTCGGGATGGCCACGCTACTGCCGATCGAGGTGTAGACGCCTGCGACGTAGTCGAAAAACGTTATCGTGATCGACTCATCGGTGCCGATGAACACCGCGGCAAAGATGTAATTATTCAGATCCTGGCCGCGCAGCACAATGCCGCCAGGCCAAACGATATCGCCCGTAATGTTCGATATCGGTAGCGAAACCGTAAACGACACGTCGACGTTGGCGAACACCACGCCCGAAAGGTAGGACGTCAGCAGGTCGCCGTGACTGCACGAGTGCGTGCCCGCCGAGCCGGTCACCGCGTACTTGCTCGCCGTGCTGAAAATCGACCACGCGTCGCCCGTGGTGGACGTCCCCCAACCATTCGCCACGATACGTGCGAACAAATCCCGAGCGACGTTGTTAGTCAGGCGCATCGGGCTATTGCGACCGATCGAGCCGTAGTAGGCACCGACCGGATTATCTGGCGACAGACTGCCGTCTCTGTCGTCAAGCGTCATCGTGCACTCGCACGGGACGGGATCGGATATCTCGTCGGTGCGCCCGTTGGTTATCGCGATCGGGTCGCGCTCGTAGCGGTAGCCGACGAGATCTCGCCAGGCTGAGGACAGATAAAACTCGATCGACAGATCGAGCGGCAGCAGATCAATCATCGCGCGTTCACCACCGTTAGGCCCTTGCCGCGTGCCGACTGCTGCAGCACCCCGAGTAGCAGCGCGCCGATCTTGCCGTCCGATGTGATGCGCAGCTCGGGGTTGGCCTTGCCTGACCCGCTCGCCGCACTCGCCCCTCGGGGTGTCCCGATGCCACCGGACGCGCCAGGGAAGTCAACGGCGCCGGCCAGCTGCCCCGCGGCCGCGGCGACCGCCGGCATGCCCGTCAGCATGCCGGATGCCAGCATGTTGGCAATCTTCGTGCCGGCCATGTTGGGTGCACCGCTGCCGGATAGCGGGCCCTTCTTGGCAGGGCTGAACGGCAGGTAGCTGCGGATCGTGCTCGCCACGCTGCTGGCCGCCGAGCCGATCGAGCCGAGCATCGCATAGATGCCGTTAATGAGGCCCTGAATCAGCGCGACGCCTGCGTTATACAGCAGCGACCCGAGGCCACCTAGCGCGGCGAGAATCATGCCTGGAAGGTGCCCCACGATACCAATCACGGCGTCAATCCCGCCGCCCACGATACCGGCCAGGCCGCCAAACACACCGCCTATTATCCCGGTGATAATCTGGCCAACGCCGCTGCAGATATTCGCGACACCATCCCAGGCGCCCTGCCAGTTACCCGTCAGCAGTGCAGTGAATACCTGAATAATTCCGGTAATGATGCTGATGACGCCAGAGATTACGTTAAGAATGCCGTTGAACGTGGCGGCAACTACAGGCCCAAGCACGCTAATCATAAAGCCAACGACCGGAGCAATCGCCGCAATGAACTGACCCATGGCCGGAATGAACTGGTTCTGTATCTTATCCCAGATCTGCGTCAGCACCGGACCGATGGCCGCCCAGATCATCGACCACGCTTTTTGAAGCGGGCCGAGTACCGCCTCGGATGCGCTGCGCAGGTTATCTAGGAAGCCAACGCCGATCGGGTTGGTTGTGAAGTAGCCGACGAGAGCTTGATATGCGGCCTTGAGTTGATCCCAGTACTTGATAATGAGACCGACCGCGGCGACTACTGCAGCAACGGGCCCGCCGAACACGATAGCCAGGATCGACAGCACCGTCGACACTGCCGAGATCTCGGCCTGAAATGTCTTGAAAAACTCGATTGCGTTGCTAACCCAATGCGCAACATCCTTGAAAAACTGAATAATCGCGGCGAGCTTCGTCTTTAGGTCATCGAGGCCTTTAAGGACGGTGGCCGCGTTGACCTTGTCGAAGTAGGCAGCGATTCGATCGAGCACACCGCTAAGCCCCGAGGCACCAGCTGCCGTTGACACTGCCGTGATGCGCCCGAGCATGTTGCCCAGTGCGATCACGACGCGCTCGATATGCGGTGCGACGAACGCAAACGCATCGCCGGCCGACTGCACGATATTGCGGATCGCCATCACGCCGGCCGTCGAGTTAGCCCATGCCAGCGTCCCCTTAACCACGCCGTTGGTTGCTGTGGCTATCGTATTCATGCCCGATGAGATCGCAGGCATGTTGAGCTGCGCGAACTTCTGCGTTAGCGGTTCGATGCCAGCCGAGGCCAGCAGTCCTGCCCTATTGCCGGCATCCGTCAGAGCTGCCATAAACGGATTGAACGACTTGAGAATATCGGGCATGATGCGCGTAAACGTGGCCTTGATAAACAAACCTGCGGCTGCGATGCCGAGCAGCATCGGGGCGGCACCCACCGCGGCCTGCCCAAACGAGTAGACCGACTCGCCAGCCTTGATTAGCGCAGGTACGGCCGTCAGTGCCGCGCTGGCGAACCCGCCGGCCGCCGCAGCGCCCTTGAGCAGGCTCTTAGCACCGTCGAGCACCTTAACGCCGAGCTTGTCGAGTGCCGTTGAAAACTTACTGGTCGACTTCGTGTTGTCGTCAGTGCTCGCCTTGAAGATAGCAAGCTCGGCGCGCGCCTTCGCTAGGCCGTCGCGAAACTGCGTCGGGTCGATGCCGAGCTTTACCGCCAGGCTGCCCAGTACCGTCACTTAGACCCCGCCGTCAGGGTTGCATGCGCGGCCACAACCTGCGACCAGATGTCCTCTGGCGCCATTACTTCCTTCACAGACTTAGACCACTCGGGCATGAAATCGTCAATCTCGAACGCTCGGCCACCATCGCTGTGGATGTTGGCCAGGGTTGCCGCAACGATGGCGGCAGACACGTCACCGCGCTTGCCCCCGATCGGTCCGGCAATGCGTTCATAAGCCATCCATTCTGCGAGCTCGTGCGACGAGATTGTCGCTAGTAATTCGCTAAGCGTTCTGCCGAGGTGCCCCGCTAGTCGGAAGTAGAACTGTCGCTCGGGGCGTCGTCTAAATCCTCGGTCAACTGCTTTACGTCTTCGTCGGTCATGCCGGACAGTCGGATGGCGGCATTGAACACGCGTTCTAGCGCGACTGCCGATTTATTCCCGAGGGCTGAGATATCGGCGGTGCCGAACACGGGCCCGCCATTCTCGTCGCAAACCGATGCGGCAATCATCTTTGCCCGGAAGTTCACAAGGTTGGGCTTCTTAGGGTTGCTCGCAATCGATGCTTCCATGCGGTCGCGCTCGGCGCCCGTCAGGCCGCGCAGACGAACCATTCCGCCCCACTCGGGCACGTTGACATCCTCGTAGACCGTGTCATCGGCCTTGAGAATTGCTTCACGGTTAAGGTACGCCATCACGGGGCCGGCGTTGTAATAGTCGGCTTGCCGGACACTTTGAATGTGGCGGTAGCGGCGAGCTTGCCGTCGACCGGCGCCTGCGCCTCGAACCCGGTCAGCAACGCGGTAAATGCCCACTCGCTTGACGACAGCGGATAGGTGAGCTTGTAGCCGCGTGGCGTGGTGTCCTCGAAGTCGGACACGAGCGAATCATGGTCGGCCGGATCGTAGTTCAGGTCACACGCAATCTCACCGGGATCTACCAGCAGCCCGATAAACTCGGAATAACGGCTAGGCGAGTCGTGCGCCGTGACGTCGTCCGTGTTCCGTTTCATGTTCGGGCCCTTGAAATTCGTGATATTCGCGATAGCGGCATACGTGCCGACGTCGTTAGCGCGCTCCAACTGCGTGCCGAATGCGTCCAATCCTGCCATGATTGCTGCCTTTCACTCGGGTATTGTTTCGAGCCAAACACGGTAACGCATCACGCAGCGGCGCAGGTCGGGATCAGGGTCGCGCATAAACTGGTGCGTCTCGTTCGCAATCGACACGCTGCGGAACCCTTCGACGGCGAGCGCGGGGTCCGGCCGATGCAGCACCGCGCAAACCCGCACGGCTACCTCGGCAACCTTGACGTAGCCGCGGTAGGTCGACCACGCAGATAGCGTCACGCTCGCGTCGACCCCGGACCGGTCGTGCGCCTCGCTGGC